CTTACTCTAGATATGCAATCATTCAGAATGCATCAAAAGTATACCAAGCAATTGCGGACATTAGTGCTGGTGCTGGTGCTCCTACTCATTCCAGTGGTGATACTGGATCATGGCGTTACCTCGCGGCTGAAGCAACGGAACAGAAGGGACTGGCTAGTTTTGCACAGGAAGATTTCGATGTTGACAGCAACGGGCACGTCACGATCGCCGCAGTAGGTGTAGACAATACCCAATTACAGAATAATAGAGTTTCTTTTGCTGATGGAAATACAAAAGAAGATTTTGAGCTTGATCAAGAACTTACTGCAACCACTGGATACAGAGGATTCAATTATCTTAACTACGTTAAAGTTAATGATACGAGCGGCAATCTTCTGTTTGGCGCTAACAATACAGGGGACTCTGGCGCTGGTGAGATTGATGTCAATGTCCGTTCCTATTTTTCTGATCCTGATATTACTCTTGACGGAGCAGTTGCTCAGACACTGGATAAAACTGGGGATGGTAACCTTACCTTCCAGTTAACTCAGAATACTGCTAATAATAGAAACTTTAGTATTCTCTCTACAAATGCTGGGTCTGGAACAAGCACAGTTACAATTACTGCAGAAGATGTTGTTGACATTGATGCATCTGATGCAAATGGCAAAGTCCATGTAGAAAACGCAAGATTCCAAGCAAACTACATTGCTACAACTGACGCCACTCTCCACCTTGATCCTGGCGATGACCGTGCTGTAACTGGTTTGGTCCGTGTCTGGGGTGATCTCCAAGTTGATGGCACCACTACCACTGTGAATTCAACTGTAATGACGGTCGATGACCCCATCATTACTCTGGGTGGTGACACAGCACCTTCTGCTGATGACAACCTTGATCGTGGTGTTGAGTTTAGATATTACGATTCTGAAGCACGTTTAGGTTTCTATGGTTGGGATACTAACTACACTGATTTGGGTGGTCATGAAGGTGGTTATCGTTTCCTTCATGCTGCTACAAATACTTCCGAAGTTTTTAGTGGGACTGATTCTGGTCTTATTGCTGGTAACCTTAAGTTAACGACTGGCACGGCATCTTCTTCCAACACAACTGGTGATCTGGTTGTTGCTGGTGGCGCTGGTATCACTGGTGCAGTAAACATCGGTGGTCTATTAGATGTAGATAGCACACTGCGTGTCCATAGCACTTCCCGCTTCGATGACAATATGGTCATCCAAGGTGCTTCTAAGACACTACAACTTAATAATGGTAGTGGCACCACCAAGATTGAATTGCAATCCACAACTGGTAATGGATCTCTTGCTGGCATCCTAGATGTAACGGGCAACTTCAACGTCAATAGTAATAAGTTTAACGTTGTTGCTAGTTCTGGTAATACATCTATTGCTGGCACATTAGATGTTGCTAATAACTCTGAGTTTAACGGCACTGTCGATGTCGATGCAGACTTTGCTGTAAGAAGTGGCACCACCGATAAGTTTACCGTTGCATCTGCAACAGGTAACACTATTATTGCAGGCACTCTTGGTGTTACTGGTGATACTACTATAACTGGTGCTCTGGATGCAAATAGCACTCTGAACGTTGCTGGATTTACTTATCTTGAGAGCACTGCAGAACCAGATATTGCACTAAACAGCGGCACTGGTGAATATGAGATTCAGAATAGTGACTACGGTGCATTCCGATTTGACGGTGGTGGATATATTGAAGGCGACTTCATGTTTAACTCTGACGTTTATGTAAACGGTCAGGTTGTCCAGAAAGAAAGTGTTAGTGAGGTATTCAACAAACAAAACTACTTACAGGTCCGCTATAAACTGCGTACTGGTACTTCTAATGCTCTTAATCCTAACTATGCATCTCACGGACAATCTAACCTGAGAGTTTATGGTGGTGCTGGCATTTACCAGGATCTTCACATTGGTGATGACCTTTATATCGGCAAACTAAACAGTGGTGATACTGTTGAATTCAGTGTCCTTGGTGAATCTGGTAACACCGAGATTGGTCGCTCTGGTGCTGGAAGTGCATCTGCAGGCACCCTTACTGTCCATGGCGATGTTACTTTTAACCGTGAGTTAAATATCACTGGAGCTCAGACAACTATTGGTGATTCTACTAGCGACTCTCTCACTGTTGCAGCAAACTCCGAGTTTAACGGAACTGTAGATATTGACGCTAACTTTGCAGTTAGAAGTGGCACTACCGATAAGTTTACTGTTGCATCCGCATCTGGTAACGTTGCAACTGACGGCACCCTGGTTGTCCAAGGCGAAACAACTATCAATGATTCTCTGATTGTTGATGCTGCTAACGAAGTCTTCTCCATCAGAAATGGATCTGCTGTTGAGAAGTTTGGTGTTGATGCAGACAACGGTAATACAAACATTGTTGGCACCCTAACTGTAGGAAGTACAACACAAATCAACAACACGTTGGGTGCAACTGGAGTTGTATCTCTAACTAATAATGCAGATCAAACTCTGACGGGTAACTACGGTGCTGACGGTGGTGTAAGAATCACTGGTGGTGTTGGCATTCAAAGAAACCTTGCTGTTGGTCAATCCGCTAGAATTTATGGTGACCTAGAAGTTACTGGTGCGACCACACAAACTGGCAATCTTGGTATTGCTGGTAGAGTTGATATCACCAATACTTCGGATGCAACATCTTTCGGAGATGGATCTGTTGCTCTTGTAACTGACGGTGGTTTCCGAGCAAGTAAGAATGCATGGGTAGGTGGAGATCTCCACGTTTGGGATGATGGAAATTCTAGAAATGCATTCTATGTTGATGTAAGCACTGGTGATGCAACCTTACATAATGATTTGACAGTCGGAGGAGATCTTGTAGTCAATGGCACAACCACTACTGTTAATTCTACGGTCACAACTATCGATGACCCTCTTATTACTTTGGGTGGTGACACAGCACCATCGTCTAACGACGGTAAAGACCGTGGTGTTGAGTTCCGTTATTACGACGGCTCTGCGAAAATGGGTTTCTTGGGATTCGACAGATCCGCCAACCAATTCGCATTCCTAATTAACTCTACAAACTCTTCCGAGGTGCATAGTGGCACAGATGGTGCTCTTCGTGCTGGTAGTCTCAATCTTACTGGGTCTGGCACAGCTCTTGATGTTGATGCCAATGCCAATATCGATGGCACTCTGACTGTAGATGGTCAGATTATCTCTCAAGTTTCCTCTGGTCCTGCTCTTGTCATTCCCAACACGACTAAGATCAACAATTTGAATTCTGATCTTTTGGATGGTATGACAACTGCAAGTGCAAATACTGCATCTACAGTTGTTAATCGAGATGCTTCTGGTAACTTCTCTGCAGGAACTATCACTGCTGCTCTGACGGGTAACGCTTCTACAGCAACTACTCTGGAGACTGCAAGGACAATCACAATTGATGGAGTTGTTGATGGTAGCGTTTCCTTCAATGGATCTGCTGATGTAACGATTAGCACTACTTACAACGATGCAGACATCACTGCACTTGCCGCAATGAGTGGCACTGGCCTGGTGGCAAGGACTGCTGATAATACCTATGCACAACGCTCTATTAGCGCCACAGCGTCCTCTGGTGTCAGTATTACCAATGGCGATGGTGTATCTGGTAATATTACTATTAACGTCGCTTCTAGTGCCAATAACGCAGCAAATAACCTAGTCCTTCGTGATGCTTCTGGTGACTTTGCTGCTGGCACAATTACCGCAACACTGACAGGTAATGTAACTGGTAACTTGACTGGTGACGTAACTGGCACAGTCTCAGATATCAGCAACCATGACACTGCCGATCTGGCGGAAGGCACAAACCTTTATTACACCAACGCTCGTGCGGATGCTCGTGCTGATCTGAAAGTTGCAGCAGCAACTGGTGCAAATCTCAGTCTTGCTAATAAAACCACTAACGAACTTGCTGAAGGTCAAACTAACCTCTATTACACTGAAACAAGAGTACAGGATAAACTTGATAATGCGTTTGAGCAACTTAGAGCAATGCTCAACAATCTTGCAACCACCACCACTTTAGTTCTTAATTTGTCTGGTGATCCCACTCCTGGTGATGTTGCCACTTTTAATAACGCAACTCTTATTGGTGGTACTGGATATGTTACTGCCACTAACATTTCAACATCATCGACTGGCAATGGTGTTGGTTTAACAGTTGATATCACAGCAGTTGCTGGTGAAGTTACTTCAATTACCATCAACCAGCCAGGTAGTGGTTATCTAGAAAATGAAATTGTTACTGTCCTTAGTGGTAATCAAGATGCGAGTATTAGAGTCGCCACTATCAAAACAATGGTAGTTGGTCAGACTCTGACTGGCACTGATTCTGGAACTACTGCTGTAATTACAGCATTAGGTGCAACTTCTGCTACAGTTGATACTGTTGATGGTTTCTTCAAAAAGACTGAGACTGTCTCCGCTGGTAATGTATCCAATCTAACGATCTCCTCATTCGGTTGATAACACATGTCTGCTACAAAACCCGCTTCTAAAACAGAGTTAAAAAATTATGCTCTTCGTAGATTAGGTTTCCCTGCCATCGACATCAATGTATGCGATGAGCAGTTGGATGACCTGATTGAAGAGGCGATTGATTATTATCAAGAATATCACTACAACGGTAGTTATCAATCGTTGATGAAGATTGAAGTGACGGATGCTATCAAATCTGCTGCAACATCGTCATCTCAGCAGGGTGGGACAAACTGGTATGAAAATAATAACTATGTCGATCTTCCTCCTGGTGTTTTAGGTATCAATCATGTATATACAAACATTGGTGCATCCAGTGTTGTCCCTGGTAATATCTTTAACATTAAATATCAAATCTTTTTGAATGATATCTATGCAATGACCCATGGTCAAATCTTGCATTATTTTATGACATCTCAATATCTTGAGACCTTAGATTGGGTTACTAATTCTCAACAAAATCGTAGAGTAAAATTCAATGAGCATCAGGGTAGACTATATCTTGATTTTGATTGGGATACTTTACAGGCAGGTGATCATATTCTAGTTGACTTGATCATGCGTCAAGATCCCGAAACGTATACTGGCATGTATAACGATGCATGGTTGAAGGATTATGTTGAGGCACTCTTCCAACAGCAGTGGGGTCGTAACTTAAGTAAGTATGATGGTATTCAAATGCTGGGCGGTGTTACACTCAACGGTCGTCAGATTCTTGAAGACGCAAGTCAATTTAAGAAAGATCTTGAGCAAAATATTCGTGATACATACGAACTTCCCCCAATGGACCTTGTAGGCTGATATGACTTATTCAAACGATCCACCAAACAATTGTATTCAATCAGATTACACAAGCAGTTGTAGATTAAATCTTAATGGGTCTTCACAGGAGCAGACCTTTATGGAGAATCTGATCGTAGAAAGCATCGAGCTTTACGGTCAAGATATTTACTATCTGCCAAGAACTTATGTAAATCGAGACACTATCTTAAATGAAGTTGAGACTAGTGAATTTAATCAAGCACTTCAGGTTAGAGCATACATCAATGATGTAGAAGGATGGGAAGGGCAAGGTGAGTTACTCTCTAAGTTTGGTGTGAGGATTGAAGATAAGACAACATTCATTTTTTCCCGTAAGAAGTTTGAGGAAAAGGTGGATGATAATGCTGTATTAAATGTAGAAGGTCGTCCAAATGAAGGAGATCTAATTTGGTTTCCTAGGGGAAAACATTTGTTTGAAATTAAGTTTGTAGAAGCAGAGCGTCCATTCTATCAACTAGGAAAAGGATATGTCTGGGAGTGTCAATGCGAACTCTTCGAGTATAGCGACGAAGAAATCGACACTGGTGTTGCGGAAATCGATGCTGTCGAAACTGCATTCGCCAATTCTATCAAACTTGTTATGGATGCGGGTGGCACTGGAGCATTTACTGTGGGTGAAGAAATCGTTGGCGATCTCTACCTTGCTACGGCGACTGCGACCATAGATTCTGGTGCAGTCAATGCAATCACAGTTACAGATGGTGGAGAGTACTATAAGTCTGCTCTGCCACCTACAGTTACTATTACAGGAGGAGGGGGAAGTGGTGCTACAGCGACTGCTACGGTATCTAGTGCTGGTATTGTCACTGGCATTTCTATCACTGCTGGGGGCACAGGTTATACTTCTGCACCTACTGTCACAATTGATTACTCCCCCAAAGACAGTAGAGCAGAAGTCAAGTCCTGGAATACATCTACAAGAGAGCTCCAAGTTATCAACCGCACAGGAACTTTCAACACCGCAGAGACCGTAACAGGTCTTACATCTGGTGCTAGATGGAGTCCTGAGTCTTATAACACTCTAAATAATACCAACACTGCCGATAGCATCGATCAGAATTATTCGTTTGAGACTGAAGACGACGATATTATCGACTTCACCGAAGGCAATCCTTTCGGTAGCATTGGGTCCACCACTGACACTACAATCTGATGTTAGGCACATATTCATATCACTCAATTTTTAGGAAAACTGTTGTTGCCTTTGGCACACTTTTCAATAACATCGAAATCCATAAGGATGATGAAGTTATGAAGGTGCCTTTGGCATATGGTCCTAAACAAAAATTCTTAGCACGTCTAGACCAAGTACCAGATCCTACAAATAAGAGAGTCCAAATCACTCTTCCTAGAATTTCCTTTGAAATTAATGGGATCACATATGATTCTAGTAGGAAGGTATCACCTACACAAAAAATTAAAATTGCAAAGGACTCAGACGAAAATAAAAATGTCTATATGCCAGTCCCATATAATGTTGGATTTGAATTAGCAATTATCTCAAAAACTCAAGAAGATGGTCTTGAAATTCTTGAGCAGGTGCTACCTTATTTTCAACCACATTACAATCTTCCAATTAAATTATTGGATGCCATGAATGAGACTAAAGATGTCCCCGTTGTTTTAAATAGCGTTGACTATGAAGATACCTATGAGGGAGATTTTGCTAGTCGTAGAGCAATCATTTATACCTTAGGATTTACTGCCAAGACATATCTATACGGTCCTGTCAGCGATGCCAAGATTATCAAGAAGGCAATCACAGACATGTATACCGATACAAACGTCAATACAGCACCAAGAAGTGTCAGGTATACGGTTCAACCAGATCCTCTTACAGCAGATGCTGATGATGATTTTGGATTCGGAGTTACTGATCAAGACTTCACTGATAACAAGAAACGCAATCCAGTTAGCGGAGTAGACGAGGACATTTGATATGGGAGCATTTGATGGTCTAAATGATGCGTTTGGTGCAGAACCTGCTGAAATTCAAAAAGTTGAAAGTGCCAAACCATCATTAAAAAAGAGCGAAACTGAGGATGTCAAAAAAGACTACGATGTTAGTCGTGCTCAGTTACACAGTTTATTAATGAAAGGACAGGAGGCAGTAGATGGCATACTTGATGTGGCACGAGCGTCAGATCATCCTCGTGCTTATGAAGTTGCAGGTCAACTTATTAAAAACGTAGCAGA